CGACAAGAACAGCAGAAGGACAAAAAGACATCTTCTGCTAAGAAAGAGAATAAGATAAGTACCCCTGGATTAAGCGGCAGCACAGGTGCTGTCGTTTTTGGGGAAGGTGAAATCAAAGGCAAGAAGGGAAAGAAAGGTAAAAAGGGTGGTAAGAAAGGTGGTCGCAAGTCAGCCGAGGAACTTGCTACTGGTGGCACTCGCAACACTTCCATCACTATGCACATCGGAAAATTCTTCGATAATATCAATGTTTATATGAACGATAAGACTGACACTGCGGAACTTGAGCGAACTATTCTGCAAAGTATGAACCGAGCGTTAGCTATAGCAGCAAGTACAGACAGATGAACAAGGTAGCACGATTTGCACTCGAAAACGTTGCCCTGAGAGTTACAGGCAACAAGATTCCACCTTATTGGCTGTTCAATGTGAATAAGCTTAGAGAGGTGGACGAAGAGGAATATAATGAAATTAAGTCAATGAGTGATGAGGAGTTGGAAGATACTGTTCGTACTAATGCACTTGGTATACCAATGCAACTACCTCTTCGTCTACGTCTTGAAGAAAGTGGTGCGAAGGAGTGGTTGTTGCCGATTGAGCCAATGATTAGTCTGCAAGGTCAGAATATCATCGTACGTAGGCACGTTAACAAAGGTGCTGTAAAAGGAAGCATTAAGGAGCGGTGGTCACAAGATGACTATACTATCAGTATAGAAGGTATCCTTATAGGTGAAAATGGTAAATATCCTGAGGAAGACGTAAGCCGTTTACGCTCATTCTGTGAAGCTGGACGAGTGACAGCGTTAAACCCTTTGCTGGAAATATTCGGTATATCACATCTTGTCATTGAAAGCTGGGAGATTCCTTTCACAAGTGGCTCTTCTAATCAGAACTATTCGCTAAAGGCATATAGTGATGACATATATAAACTTCTTTTAAATCAGCAGGACTTAAAACGATAGGCTTATGTACACAATGGCTTACGACATAGAGATAGGAGGCTGGCACATTGGAATGCTTGACAGTGTTGAGGTGCATCGAAGTGTCGAACTACTTGCTGATACGGCAACTATAACATTACCAGGTGCGCAGTATAATGTAGCCTTGGATGTTGAAGATAAACTTCACAGAGGTGATAAGGTTATTATTCGCTTTGGATATAAGGAAGAAGGCTTAAAGGAGGAGTTCACCGGCTGGCTGCAACAAATCAGTACAGATGGTGGCAATATTAAGCTGACTTGTGAGGATGATCTGTACACCTTTCGTAAGGAACTCAAAAACGAAGTACTGAAGAAAGTTTCACTTGCTGATCTTCTTAAGAAGGTGGTGCAGGGAATTGGGAAGAACTACTCTATTCAATGCTCTTACAGCTGGACCTATGCTAAGTTTGTCATTCACAATGCTACTGGATATGATGTGCTTAAGAAGGTACAAGAAGAGTGTGGTGCAGATATATACCTTTCTAATGGTGTCTTACACGTGCATCCTCCAGGTGAAGTTGTAGGCGTAAATCGCTTTTATAATTTTGCCTTGAATGTAGAGGCAGTCAATCTGACTTATCGACAAGCAGCTGACCGTAAGGTTCGTGTAGTAGTCAAAGCTCTTCTTCCTGACGGAACAGTAAAAGAGGTAGAGGTCGGAGCTACTGGTGGTGAGAAGGTAGAAATAAAATGTCCTACTTCTGATGCTGCAAGTATGAAACTTCGTGGCGAACTTGAAGTTAAACGTCGTAGTTTCGACGGCTATGACGGAAGTATCACAACTTGGCTCATACCTGAATGTGTTCCTGGCGATATGGCGTGGCTTTATGATGCGGATTATCCACGTAAGGATGGCTGCTACTTTGTAAGAGCAGTAACAACAACTTTCAGCAGAGACGGTGGTAAACGAAAAATAGAACTTGGATTCAGATTAAGCTAAGGATATGGATCAATATAAGTAATTAAGAGAAAGGTTACGAGGTGTAGCACCACAGCAAGAGATGACAGTACTACAAGGTATCGTTAAGAGCGTAAGCGGTCGTACTTGTGATGTGGAAATAGGAAGCCTTCTCATACCAGATGTTCGCCTTCGTGCATCTGAAACAGATGATAATGGAGAGATGCTGATAGTTCCTAAAGTCGGTACTGCTGTCATCATTGGGAGTCTGTCAGGAGACTACTCAAGCCTTGTCGTCTTAGCTGTGGATCATGTTGAATCTATAACGATAAATGGAGGTAAGCTTGGAGGACTGGTTAATATTGAGGACTTAACCAAGAGACTTAATGAACTTGTTAAAGCTGTCAATAGCCATACACACCAGGGTACTCATGGTCCAACAGGTCCACCTCTGACTAAGGCGCAGGAGTTTAAGAAAACTGATTATGAAGACGTAACTATCAAACATTGATATGAAAGGTATTACATTGAAAGACTATGAAGCAGTTATACAACCGCATCGAGGACCAGACGGAAAGATTACCTCTGGCCTGGTTGTCGGTGATACGCTGCATCAGAATCAGGCTTTGATTCTTCACTTACATAAGGGAGAGTTGAAAGAACGACCGATGACTGGCTGTGGCATCAGTGATATGCTGCTTGACAATGATCCTATCTATTGGAGAACGCTCATCAGAGAGCAGCTGGAGATGGACAGACAAACTGTGACTAATATAAAAATAACAACTAAAAGCATCGAAATAGATGCACAATATTAAACTTAAGCAATATGCAAAGAAACACGAAGGAATGGATACAATACGGCTCAGCCATATTTCTGCTTGCAAGTGGTGTGGCAATGGCTTTTCTGAGTTTCTTCTTTAATGGGGGCGATGTTAAAGACAGCGTGCTGTGGTATGTGTCGCAGACTTTGGTCTATGCCGGCTCAATCTTCGGTGTGGGTATCTACATTCAGAGTAAATGGGGCGATGTGCGAAATTACATCGACCGAGTTGTAAAGGATAAGAACGGAAAGGAGGAAGAATGAGAACGATTAAATATATTGCGGTACACTGCACTGCAAGTCATCAGTCACAGACTATTGAGAGCCTACGACAGGAATTCCTCCGTAAAGGATGGGTTAATCCTGGATACCACTATGTCGTAGCACCAGATGGCAGAATCACTCTGCTGCTTGATGAAGACAAGGTGAGCAATGGCGTGAAGGGGTTTAATTCCGTTTCTATCAATGTAGCATATATTGGTGGTATAGACAGAATGGGCAAGCCTGCAGACAACCGCACAGATGCACAGAAAGCAAGTCTTCGCACACTACTTAGTATGCTGCACAAGAAATACCCTGTAGCTGTAATTCAAGGCCATCGTGACTTCTCGCCAGACTTGAACCACGATGGCAGAATCACCTCAAACGAATATATCAAGGCTTGCCCTTGTTTCGATGCAAAGGCTGAATACGCAAACATCTAACAACAACGATATGAAAACATTAAAAGTATTATTAGCAATTATCCTTACTGCTGTAATTTTCTCTGCTTGCTCTCATAAAGTCTATGTGCCTGTAGAGAGTGTTAGCACCGACACGTTGCACGTTGTCAGTCACGATACTATAAGGGTTACGGGACGTCTTGCGCCTGTATCACTGCAGTTGCCAGAGTATCACCAGGAGCGTGCAACGAAAGACTCTGTCTCAGTTTTGCAGAATGCCTTGTATCGCTCAACGGCAAGAATACATAACGGTGTTTTGACGCATATATTAGAAAGTCTCCCAGGTGCGGAGATAAAAGGTCTTACAACGGTGCATGACACAACCCACATAACCATACACGATAAGGATCATAAGCAATATAAGGAGAAGCCAAAGATAGTTTACAAGGAAAAAGAATTGAACTGGATTCAAAAGCGAGCAATGGAAACTGGTTTTGTTACATTCGGTATTCTTATGATGTTAGCTCTTTATTTCGTAATAAGATGGAAGTTGAAGTGAAAGATGGTCAGACTTTGGCTGACATAGCTATACAGGAGTATGGCTCGCTGGAAGCATTGCCTGCTTTGGCTGCTGCTAATGCTATTGGTATGACAGACACATTAGAGGCTGGAAGCAGATTGCAACTTCCTGACGTAAGTTTCAACCGATTAATACAACAGTATTGTAAGGCTAATGATGTATCTCCAGCGACAGAGAGAGGTATGACGGATGTCAAGTTAAGGGTATTCAGTGGTGAGTTCTCTCCACAGTTCAATTAAAGTAAACAAAATATGGCTCGTAGTATAGCAGAGATAAAACAAACAATGACAAATGCCTTTATGGCAGATGCTACAGTAAGAGAACGATACGGACTGTCAGAGAATGACACCTTTGATGATAGTTTCTCAGCGGTCAGTATTGAGAACATCCTGTTTTATATAGTTGCTGCCTGCAGTCATGTGCTTGAGATTATATTCGACCAGTTCAAGGCGGATGTAGA